TATATCGTAAAAGTCATTTCCATAATACAAAAATAACCCTTGTGATGTCCCTATTGCTGCATATTTTTCTCCAGCGATACTTGACCAACTATGTTGAGCACGTGCAACTCCGGGTAAAGTTAGACTATTTGTTGTTAATTGATTCCAACCACCTATTTTTTCAGGTAAACCATATCTAAATCTAACAAAATCACCATCAACCCATTGAGACTCGGCTCCGGATTCTGTGGTCATTTTGTTAAATCCTGGTTTAAAATTAAGTTTTTGTAGCATAATTTTATTCTACTTTATTGATTATTAAATTCCAAGACAAATTATCTAATAATTCATCTATGTTAAAATCTCTTCGATCTGTAGATTTAACATATTCATTCAGCTCTTCAGTATCGAATATAACCCATTGATCAATTGTTTCAAAGACCATTTTATCAGATTTAGATTTAAAGTAACCTGTTTTTTCTGCTCTATTATTTACTGATTTTAAAGGTCTTATATCAAATTTAAAAGACTGATTTGCGTTTTTAAGTCTACCCTCTACGTCCCATATTTCATTTTTTTGTTGTTCAGGTGTAGCTAATACAGGATCAGTTAAATAATTAACAAAGTTTTTCAATTTCAAAATCCATATTAAGAGTTTGTCTTAAACCCTTTGATGCTTCTATATTTTTTTAATGAAGGAGGTATATTATTTACTATACCATTCAATGTTTTTTTATAACCAGTAATATCTATTTTTGTATGTATAACCCAATCATTCATTTATTTATTTTAAACCAACTAGGTAGACCTAAATGTAAACGTTTATCAAACATATTTTTTTTAGCGCCTGGTGTTTTACTATTATTATAGTGTAAGAATACTTGTACACATTCTTCACCTTTAAATTTTTTTCTCCAATGTTCTAGATCACAACCAGAATAAACTAACATATCTCCTGGTTTTAAATCTACTTTAATACCTTTCTTACCTTCTTTACCAGATGGCTCTAAATAGATAGACCAAGGGTCGCCACCAAGATTCATAGTGGTTGATATCTCACAACTAAATCTGTCTTTGTGTCTTTTAAGTTCATCACCTTTTTTATAAATTCTAGCATAAGTGTAAGCTGGATATAATTTTAATCCTGTTACTTCTTCCATTTTTGGTTGACATTTTAGCATAAGAGTTTCCATAGCTATGTCGGAATAATGTGAATATGTATTTGGTATTTGTTCATTTTCAGTTTCATAATATCCAAAGGAATCTTCAAAAGGAGAAATATATCTATATTCTTTAAAAGTATCAAAAACTTGTTTTTTCATATTAAAATAATTAGCAATAAAGATTGCTAAATCTTTTGATATTGCTTTTCTAATTACTATGTATTTATTTTTTTTAAAAGACATAATTAAAACTTATACTCACTCTTTCTTTTTTATTTAAATTAGGTTCAACATAATGTTTTAAATAAGAAGGAAATAAAACACATTTATTTTCTTCTGGTTCTATTTTCCAAATTGATGAATTATAATGGTTATATGAATCTACTGAAGTGTAAAATGTATCAATATCTCTACCTAAAAAAACTATAGACCCTGAATTTTTAGGCGTTGAAATATAATATACTCCCGATATAACAGCTCTTTTGTGATCATGTGGTCTGTTAAATGAACCTAAACCATTAACATTATACCATAAATTATCTAATTTTAATTTTTTCGAAAGAGATAAATTTTTTTCTATTTCTTTTACATTAGAATTTATTTTTTCAAATAAATTTAAAAATTTTTTAGGTACTGTTTTAAAACTATCGCTTTGCCAGCCTCCATAATTACTTTTAATAACACTATCGTTTATAGATTTAAAATCTAAAATTTCTTTTTTATATTTTTTTACATCAAATTTAAAAATATCTATTGATAGGTAAGAACTAAAAATATTAAACATGTTTTGTTGGATCTAATTTTATGTTTCCAGAAATACTTATTCGTTTTTTATTTGATAAATAAAAAGGATAAACTTGATGTGATAAATATGAAGGAAACAATAAAATGGTTCCTTTATCTTTTGGCTCTAAATTAAATTTTTCTACACATATTTTACCAAATACATTTGTATAAACAAATTCAAAAGTGTTTGGGTTTGGTGAATTAGATTCTTTTGCAAATTTTAATTCTTTTTCTTTTTCATAACTAGATGGAATTTCCATCCATACTACAAAAGAAAAAACACCATCATGATGATGAAGTGGATTAAATTCATATTTATTTTGAAAATTAACCCAAAAATTATGTAAAACAAGCGCACAATTTTTTGTTAAAACATGAGGTACAATTGCTGCTATATCTGCTGCGTTATATTCACTTATTAACTTTAATAAAACATTATTAAAAAACCAATTATCTTTATCTTCTAATGAAAAAGAATTAGATAAATTTCCAGCCAATCTATGGTTATAATTGTTTTTTTTATTTTTCACATAAGATTTTAATTTATTCATAGCTTCTTTATTTAATTTATTTTTTATATATGCAGTTGGGTTAGGTAATATATTTCTAGACATAATTTATATTTAAAGTTATTCTATAATCTTCATCTGTACAACTCGTACTAGTGTGTTCTAACGAACCATCAAACATTACAATTTTGTTATCTTCTGGTTTTACTTTATCTTTTCTAAATAAAGTATGTCCATTGTTTTTGTTAAAATAAAACAAAGCAACCATGTGATCATCTTCTGTATCTGTATGAAAACCATGTGTAATTTCTTTATTTGTTTTTGTATAAAGATTTAATTTTGCTCTTAATAATTTTTTTATTTTTAATTTTTCAACAAAAGGAATTACTATATCTTTATAGTAAGAGCTATTAACACCATATTCATTAAAAAAAGTATGAGTAAAAAAAATACCTTTACTATTATTATAAGTAATGCCAGATTGTAAATACCAACTAAAATTATTACTAGTAATTATACTTTTCATAGCAAGATATACATCTTTTGTTAAAAAATTATTTTTTATTTTTAATTTATTTTTTTTCATTTTTTAACCATGCTGCTACTGTGTATCTTTCTCCTTTATCGATAATAGAAACCCCATGTTTATATTTTTTTCCATCAAAAAAAATTGCTCTACCTTTAACTGGAGCTATATGAGTCCTGCAATTAAAATGAGTATAACCACCTAGATAATTATCATTTAAATATATTACAGCGCTTAAAGTAGTCTTAATAGAAGCATCATCCATATGCATATCCATACCCACGTTTGGAAAAGGCCACTTAACTATTTGAAACCAATCAATGATAGACTTATTTATATTAATACCTATTTTATTTATTTTTTTAGTTAATGTTTTATGATCATTGATAGATAGATTTAAAGGATGTGTTGTAAGATATTTTGATGGCTGAGGTTTAGAATTGTAAAAGTTAATTAAACTATCACATTGTTTATCTGTTAAAAAATTATCTAGTATAGTTATTTTTTGCATATTTTTATATAAAAGAATTTCCTAAATTCCAAAGCACAAGAGAATATCTAGTGCCGGCTGTGACTGGTCTTACCCTATGCCAAACAAAAGAAGGAAAAACAATAATAGATCCTTTCGGTAATATTTCATTGCATTGATGTACGGTGTTTTCTTTAGGGTGTCTATTTCTAAAATCAAATTCTAATTCGCCTCCTTTGTATTCTGAACTATCTGTTAATTGGCATGTCATAGATAGTTTTCTAATCTTACCATGTTGTTGTGGACTATCTGGTTTATGATAAGGTCTGTCCCAACTGTCACAATGCCAATCGTAAAATTGATTGTGTTTATATTTTGTAAATTGTATTTCTTCAGAAAAATCCCATTGAAAATTCCAACCAGCCACGTTGTTAGCTATATTAACATATGGTTTAATTTCTTTGTAAATCCAATTGTCATTTAACCAAACTAAATCAGAATTTCTTATTTTTCTAAGTTTCTTTAAATTTTTTTTATCTAATTCGTTGTCTTGATATTCACCTGTCAAACCTAAAGTTTCTTTCTTTTGCAAAGCATGTTTTATTACTTCGTCACAAAATCTATGTGATAAGGCGTTTTTAAAATAGTAATATGAGTTATATAAATTCATTTTCTGTATAAAATTTTTTTGTCGTCTACAAAATATATAGCATCTAATTTACTATTATTCAATAATTCACATGCTTCTTCTTTTGTATTTACTAATGGTTGTCCTGCTAGATTAAGACTTGTATTTAATAACATAGGACATTTTGTTAATTTATTAAATTCTGTAAGTAACTGATACATAAAACCAGATTCAACTGTTTGAACTCTACATGTTTTATCTACGTGAACTATACCAGGAACTAATTTTAAAGTGTCTTTATGGCATTCAAAATTAATAGTCATGTCTTTAGATTCATTTAACCCTAAAGTATTAAAATATTTTTTAAAATGTTCTTTCAGTATTACTCCTGCAAATGGTCTATACCATTCCCTATTTTTAATTTTATTAACTAAATTTTTACAGTCCTTATTTCTCGCATCAAATAGTATTGATCTGTGTCCTAATGCTCTAGGTCCTGCTTCAGCGCAACCTTCAAAAATAGCTACACTCTTTTGATTATTTAATAATTTACAGATATCTTTTATTGATGCCTTTGTTCCTTTATTTATTTTAGTGTCTTTATAGTAATGATAGAAATTATTTTTAGGTGTTTTAATTTTATTATCTTTAGTTACGTTTCTATATTTTAGATATGCTGCTCCAATAGAAATACCTGTGTCATCAGATAATGGTTCAAAATAAAAATTAACATTAGGTAGATTTTTTATGTAAAAATTATTTGCAACCACATTTAAACCATAGCCACCTGATATACATACGTTTGTTATTTTTGTTTTTTCTATATATTTTTTTATTAATGTAAGTGTTTCTTTTTGAGTTTCTAATTGAACATGTTTTGCTTTGTCTGCATAGAATTGATAATTTTCTTGTGTTATGTTGTCTGTAATTTTATCTTCTAATCCATTAAAAGTTACAACATTGTCGTTATCTTTATATGAATGATTAAAATAATTAGTAATAGGGTTTCCATTTAAAAATAAAGACTCATACTTTTTATTTAAACCATATGATGACAGACCCATTGTTTTTCCATTTTCTAAAATGTTTTGTCCTATTAAAGTAGTTGCTGCTTCATAGACTTTTGTTATAGAATACTCATTGTCAATATTTATATCTATAGCCGGATATATATTTTTCAAATGTATTTTTAAATTATCTTTATCAATAGCAATTAAATTATTTGTCCAAAAAGATTTATATATTGGTTTTATATCATCTGGATAACTACAAATAAAAACACTTTCTGCCTCTCTACATGAGTCAGTGTTATTGTTAAAAACAATAGAACCATTTCTATCTATTACAAATGATAAAGCTTGTTTAAATCCACTATTGTAAAATGCAGAAGAAGCATGACACAGATGATGTGTTAAGAAAGAAAAGTTTTCCATCTCTACATTAAATAGTTTTCTAATATATTGATCGTAGATATATTGAACGTCACCTTCTCTATTAGATGGAGTACAAAAAAGTATATGATCAATAGGTTTTGTATTTTGAGATTTAAATAAATCTAGTGATTTAAAAGGATTGTTGTCTCTTTTAACTCTAGTTAATCTTTCTTCTTTACAAAAAAATTCTATGTTCCCATTATTTACACAACATACGGAACTGTCGTGAGTAGTATTAAATGCTAAAATTCGCATGTATTAATCTAAAGTATATGTAATTACTTGTATAAAATTTAACGAATCGTTTTGATTGTTTTCGATATGGTAAGTATTTGTAGAAGGAAACATTATAAATTGATTATCAGTTAATGGTATAGACCAAGTATTGTCTTTCTTTCTATTGTCATCATAATTAATATGAACAACACAATCTTTTACTTTAACACCATATAAAACAACAAAATCAGGAGATGACTTTAGATTCATTAAATCTGCCTCTAACATTAATTTAGTCACTTCTTTAGGTTTATATATATTTCCCCAAGTTTCTATTTGACAAAGAGAAATTTTGTATTTTAAATTTATATGTTCAATTATATATGAATTTAATCGATCATGATTTTTAGAAAATTTAAATTGATTTCTAGTATATTTTGATTCTAATATATCACTTGTAAACTGTTCTTGACTTAATTCCCAGCCATTAGGCATTTTAACATCACCATAATATATCGCTTGTTCTGTTAATACTTTCTTTTGCATATTTGCAATATACAGACGTTGTTTAAAATGTCAATTACGTAGGGATTCTTAGATTCCAAGTTTGATCAGTTTCATTCCACTCGTAGTATTTACCAGATGATTCTTCTTCATCCGTTAATGCAGGAGCATCTCCTGTAGGAGATTTCCATTGTGCTGATTCAATATGTTTTACCCAAGAAGCAAAAGGTTTTGGTGGCCAGAATATATTATTTGTTGAGTCCCAAGTAAATCCAACAGATGGGTAATTACCTCTAAGAGGGCTTCCGCCAGATTTATGTGTGTTAGCTACTGTGTTGTAAGAACATTGAATCCATTTATCTGCAGGCCAATTATTATGTGTTTGTAAATAAGTTTGTCCTACGGATTCAGTTTCTATATTTTGATCATTTTGAATATCTTCATTATTAACATGTAAAACATTAATAACTTCGTTTTCATCATTTATTTTTGCAAAGTGTGCCATATTATTGATACTTATACCTTATTACTACTATACCTGAACCGCCGTTTCCACCGCCGCTAAGTTGAGCGCCGCCACCGCCGCCACCTCTATTTGAACTTCCATTTCCTCCGCCACTATTTGCTCCATTTCCTCCACCAGAAGATCCTGATCCTGAACTCTGTCCAGATCCGCCGCCACCACCTGATCGTGATGTACCGCTACCTGTTATTGAGCATGTTGCGCCACCACCGCCGCCGCCGGCAGTGAAATTGGATCCGTTACCACCGCCGCCGGTTGCACCGCCTCCACCTCCAGCTCCCGAGCCAGCTCTTGGGTTTCCTACTACACCGGTACCACCACCATTTCCTTGAGGTGGATTTCTTGGGGGTGAATTACCACCGCCTCCTCCATGTCCTGCACCTGCGCCACCGCCGCCAGATCCGCCAGATGCACCACTATTTTGTGGAGCGTGGACACCGCCACCACCTCCGCCGCCAGTGCCTGACTGTCCTAATGCAGAGCTAGTACCGCCTTGACTTCCTCTAGTATTACCGTTACCGGGGCTACCACCGCCACCGCCACCGCCGACACCTATTGGATAA